TTTAATTTCCATAGTTTTTATTTTAATAGTTTATTATTTTCATTCAATTCCAACAAGTTCAATAGAGAAATTCAAATCTTTTCCCGCCAAAGGATGATTGAAATCCAATACAATTCCTTGTTCGTTTTCTTCAACAACAAGAGCTTGGATGGGTTGACCCATCTGATTCTGACCCTGAACCATAGATCCGATATTCACCTCAAAATCGGGTGGGAAGTTGGATCGTGGGACATTTTGAATTGCCTCTTCCATATGATCACCATACGCTTCTGAAGACGGAATTTGAACCTCTTTGATTTGTCCGATTTCCATATCATAAACCGCATCTTCAAAGCCTTTGATCATCTGTCCAAGACCAACCTCAAAATTCAAGGTCTCACCCCTTTCGTATGAGTTGTCAAACTCCATTCCTGTTTCAACCAAAGTTCCCTTATAATGAACTTGGATTTTGTCTCCTTTTTTAACTGCCATTTTTTTTAGATTAATTAATTTTTTTTATAATGTTAATAAGATCTCTTGGCATAGGAGAGGGTAATTTATCAATTTCAAAATAACCACATTCAGAATGCTCAAATCCATCTTTTGCATTTTCTAACTCAGGTGAAATCATTTCTGAGGCTTCAACCATAAAAACATCCAACTTGCTTCCCGATCCATCCTCATTTTTGTGAACCGATGTTCCAACATAAATGAGGGGATCCGATATATTTATATTCGTTTCTTCATAGAATTCTCTCAAAGCCGCAGCTTGTGATGATTCGTTTTTCTTCCAACCACCACCAGGTATTGACCAAAACTTACCAAGTGTTTCCGATTCTTCACTCCTTTTACAAAGGAGAACTTTATCCTTATATTTATGTAAAATACCTGACGATCTTCTCATAATTAAAAAGTTCTGTCCTTAAACCTAACAATATAAATTCAATTAATCAAGAGTTGGATATTTATTGGAAATGAGATCACTTATCAAGCAAATATTAAAAGAGGAAACCGAAGAGGTATTGTTTATACCCGGTCTTAATTATTTTCCTGATAGAATGGGAGGATTGAAAAATTTCATCCAAAAAAAGAACATCAAAAGATGGTCGTTGGATGATAATTTAAGTTTGGGCGGGTATGATGGTGGTTTAACTTGGCTTGAAGGACTTGTTTCAATTACGGGTTTTTTAGATTTGGAAAGGACAGAAATTAAATTTCTTGGAAATCTTCAATCGGTTGGTGGTAATTTGGAATTGAAAGGAACGCCAATCGAATCCCTTGATAATCTTCAATCGGTTGTTGGTTATTTAAGTTTGAGAGGAACACAAATCAAATCCCTTCCAAAACTTCAATCTGTTGGTAGTAGTTTGGATGTGAGAGAAACAAAAATTAAAACCCTTGAAAATCTCAAATCTGTTGGTGGTAGTTTGCATTTGAACGAATACCTATCAGAAAAATATACAAATGAAGAAATTAGAAGTATGATAAATGTTGGTAGGTTTATTTTTAGACGTAATTAAAAAGTTATGATCGTAAAAACCAAAATAAAAAATAATATACTAAACTCAAAGATTTGTGCAACACCAGATCAAATTGAAAATGGTATGATGGATAAAACATTTGAAGGTTTTGATTCAATGGTATTCCTGATGAATGGAAAATCTCATAGTTTTTGGATGAAAAATTGTATCATTCCATTGGATATAATTTTCATCAAAAATAATGTTGTAAATAAAATACATCACGATTGTCCCCCCTGTAATTCTGACCAATGTGAATCATACACAGGAGTTGGAAATATCGTCTTGGAATTACCCGGTGGTTTTTGTCAGGATCACAATATCAAAGAAGGTGATCCCTTTGTCATTTATTCCGATTCCGTCTCAACCCCTTGAATTCTATCCTTCAGTTTTTGAAAGAACTGATCTTGGAAGAATTTCACCCCTTGAACGAACTTAGCTTCCATTCCTGGCTCTCTTCTATAATCACCTTGTGGTGGTCTCTTGGATCTTCTCAAATAATTAAGACCTGAGAGATTAGTTATACATTTGTGACCTCCAGAATTTTCCACCACCAAGTCATAAAATGGAATTGCAAAACTATCTAATATTGTAAGTTCATCTTCATTTATTTCAGAAAACTTCTTATCCATAATTTGATCCAATCTTGAAAGATATTCTTCGTTCCCCGCTTGAACTTTGTCCATATAAAACGCTTTTAAGTCCGAAGATGTAAAACCAACACTTTCAGGACCAACAGATGTTTCAGAGATCCATTTTAGAGTTGAGAGAGGAACCATTTCCTTTTTCATCCAACCCTTGTTTTCTTCGAGAATCTCATCTTTAATTTCACCCAAGTCAATACCTTTGAGTGCTCTGTCTTCTTTAAATGGATTACAACTTGCCTGAACCAATCCCAAAGGCCAAGCAATAATTAAGAAATTTGCATCGGGATAGTTTTCAAATGGTGTATATCTGTCATAAGAACCTGGTTTAAATAATGAACCACCACCATATTGTTTTATGATTCCATCTTCAAAAACGACGTTGGGTGATTCTTTTTGAGATTTAACATATATGTCTTGGTTCTTCGCCATTTCTTCGGGGGAAGCAAATTTTCTTTCCTTTGCAATCTTTTTGATGTTCTGATAGATATTCATTAACGAAGGTGAAGAAGTCATAACCAATTGCTCCATAAAGTTTGGTTTGTTTTTATAAGCCAAAAGAAGTTTGTTGGTTAACAACCCAAGAGCCATCTTGTTCTTCTCCAAAGTTCCCTCCTTATCTAATTTAAGGATATAATTCATAACATCACGGGGTTTAATTCCGTAAGGTTTAAAGTTGGCAGAATCAACAGTGGAGATTAACTTAATATCGTCAGATGGAAATATATCTTTGGGTGACAGAACTTGTGATATTGTTTCGATGTTTGATCTTGCGGATCTGAATGATTTGGATTTGGTATCCTCTGCTCCGGCTTGTCTGTCGTGGTGGTCGGTATGAATTTTGAACATCGGTTTCCCGTGAGCAAAATCAACCAATACGGGCATCGTGTCACCTGCAGCATCCAACTTCTTAATGGAAAACTCTTTATCACCATATTGAATAATTTCCGCATCAACAACTTTGATTCCGTTTGATTCCAAATATTCTTTCATTCCCAACGCAGAAGTTACACCATCTAAATCTTGGTGAAAATAAATCTTTGCTTTCGGATATCTTTTGGATAATGCGTTTATATCTCTAATACCACCTTCGTTAATTACTTTTTTCATTTTTTTCCTTTTATAAAGAAGTTTTTATATACAGCATCTCTCCTATTTTGGTTTCCACCCCAACCTTGCCAATTTTTTAATTCTTTCCCCGCACCTTCGATATCCTTATTTTCAAGTTTGGTAGCGATTGGAGATTTTCTGAATCCACTACATCCCTTGTTATAAACTACGTCAATCAGGGCTTCAAATATGGATGGTGTGACTTTGGTTTTTGTATCTCTTTGCCATCTTTTCAAACAAGGAATACATTCATCCTGAACAAAATCAGTTAACCATGTTGAGGCAACGGGTTCGGTTACTGTCGCACCTGGTTTTGCTTTATTCTTGTCGGTTGTTCCATAACCTATGGTACAAGTCCCTCTACACGATTTACCAGGTTCAACTTTTTTGGGTGGATAAGAAGCATCGTCATATGTGAAAGGAACAAATTCCTCAAATTTCTTGATATGACTAATAATATTGTTCAAACGAGGTATTGGTACCACATTGAAATCCAATGATTCTTTTGAACTCAATCCAAATCTATCCAATGCATCGTATGAAAAACTACCGCTAGAAGACGAGCTCTTTGGTGAAGAACTTTTAGGTTCATCAGTCCAAACCTACAAAACTTATTATTTTATCCAACAAATCCCCATGCTCACTCTTACAATCCTTGTAAATTGTTTTTTCATTAGAATTCAAAGAGTTGAAAGTTTCAGGACCCCAAAATCCGTCGTCGTTAATTCCTTTTTTCGCTTGAAACTGACTCAAAACTTTTTTGGATTCATCACCCCACATTCCATCCACCTTTACTTTATATCCCACCTTATTCAAAAAACATTGAACCGCTTTTTTCATATTTACCTCCTCCATTGAACTTTGTTCTTTCAAATAATGTCTTTTGGTTGCTTCCAAATGAAGGTTTAAAATTCTTTCTTTTTCAATTGGATCTGTCGTAATTCTTCCCATAGTTAAATAGTTTTAATATAAATACATCAAAACATAAAAAAACCCCTCATAAAGAGGGGTTAATGTTGATCCAAAAGTTCAAATAATTTCTCAATCCTTTCTTCTTCAATATCAGGTTTGAGGGTGATCAAATCAAGATCCAATATCCTGTTGGGAATTTTGAGTCCGTGATAGTCAAATGTTTTCTCAGAATACTTTCCGTCAATCACTCCATTAATAACTTTTCGTGTTATGTCAATCGGATATCTTTTGAGATTTTCATCAAACCCTGTATTCACCAACCATACATTACACCCCGACTTTTGGACTTTTTCTTTAAATAAATCCACATAATCTTCCACTTTTCTTGGTAAGAAAGGTGATCCGAAACAGGTAGAAAAGACCACCGTTGGTTCGGTCACACCCACCTCCGTTCCCGCCACTTTGGAAGTATACCCCATCTTGAAGAATCTTGCCGCGTCCTCCAAATCAAGTTTTGAAATCGGAGGTAAGACACCAAAAGCATCAAAAGATAAGAAGAAGATATTTTTGACATTCTTTCCAAGTCCCAAATCATCTACCATAAACTCTTCAGGGAGTTGTCCCAACGAATACGATGCTCTGATATTCTCCGTAATTGATGAATCCGAAAAATCGGGGTTATTCTCATCGTCCACAACGATATTCTCCATCAAAGAACAGTTGGTATGATTAAATCTATCGGGTGAATGAATGGAGTCCCAAATGATTGGTTCGTTTTCTTTCTTGAGGTTGATAAGTTTTGCGTAACATCCTCCCTCGAAGTTGAAGATATGATCTTCAAACCATCCGTGTTCATCGTCTCCGATAAAGAACTTGTTTGGATCCGAAGATAAGGTTGTCTTCCCTGTTCCCGATAAACCAAAAAATAGATTGACCCCTTTTCCATTTTTGGAGTTTGCATTTGCCGAACAATGCATTGGAAGAACTCCGTGATCAATAAAGATGGTATTTAAAACGGTAAAGATGCTTTTCTTTATCTCACCGGTATAACTGGTTCCACCGATAATGATGGTTTTTTCTTCAAAATCTATGATGACAAAGTTTGGGTTTTTAAGATCTTCATATGTTTCTTGGGGAACAAACTCCGGTCCGTGAAGAACCTTCCACTTGGTAAAAAACCCTCCACCTTCCGCTTGTATCCCCGTTGCATTGATGGTCATATTATTGAAGAATATGTTCGCCCATGCATGGGTGGTATAAAGGTCAACCAAAGTATGAAACTTCTTATGATAACAAACCACCCTTGAGGTTTTATATTCCACAGGTGAATTCTTGATATGTTCTTCCAAAGAATTCTTGAGTTTGGAATAGGTTTCCCTTGATATGATTTGGTTGATTTCCCTCGATTTGTCTATCACCTTGTCAACATATTCTCCATCACAAAAATATCTGTCTTTGGGAGATCGTCCCGTGAACTTGCCGGTGGGGAAATAAAGAATCCCTTGTGAAGTGGTCTTAACCCCTTCGTCAATTGCGATCCGATATAGATCTTCGTTGTAATAATTATATCTCTTTATCATATGTCCAAAAATCTTCCAGTTTTAATTTCATCACAAAATAATGTTTTGGCGGCACTTCTTTCTGCCTGATATTCTTTAATTCTTTTTCTTGCCACCTCACAATAGTTTTCACTGATGTCACATCCAATCCATTTTCTTCCGAGTTTCTCCGCCGCCAAACACGTGGTTCCACTTCCATTAAATGGATCAAAGATAATATCTTCTTTATATGACAAGATCTTAATTGCTTTCCAAGGAATGTCCAAACTGAAGGTCGCCTTGGTCAAAGATCTTGTATCTGCAAAATAATTCCATTGACCAAATACTAGTTCCATAAAATCCTTCTTGTCCTTCTCATCATAAACCAACTTATCTCTGAACTCACCCTCAACCTTTTCACTTGGAACCCTCTGATATTCTCCTTTCCACTCAGGTGTTCCTTTAACCTGTTTCTTGGATAAGTTCTTATAAGCCAAGATGACACACTCTTTTGGGTTATAGATATAAGGAGCCGAAGGACTCATCCAAGATCCCCACGCTGTAGTTTTACTTCTATGTGGTGAACTCTCTTCCAAATCAACAATACCAAAGAAACCAAATCCGATCTCCTTCATAATCTGCCAAATCTCAGAGGCGAAAAAGATCCTTCCACCCTTCTTCTGTCTATTGATTTCATATGGGATATTCAAAGCAATCCGACCATCGTCTTTAAGTACCCTATATACCTGACTTAACCATTCACGAGTAAAAACCAAATACTCGGAAAATTCCTTATCATCATCCCAACTATCGTAATCAATACCCACACCATAAGGACATGAAGTTACAACTAAATCTATACAACTATCATCCATCTTGTCTTTCATAAAACTGATGGTATCCTCACATATAATTTTATTTAAATATTCTTTCATTAAACCAAATATAATTAATAAAAAATGAAAACTCAAACTTTTGGTTTGAGTTTTTCCAAGATCTCATATTTTCTGATGATACTTTTGTCATCACTACCGCTTCCTATTTTCATACTATTAACCCCATTCAACATCTCCTCATAACTATAAAACATACTCAAGAACCTGAAAATCATTGGCTCCAAACGGGAGGGATATAAAAAAATCACAAGAGCAATAATAAACAACAAAAACTCAAACCAGTTCATTTCTTTGTTACTACTATTGAAGTCGTAGTAAAAGATAAGAATCGGAATTGAAATCCATAAAATACCTTTCATCAGTCTAAATGAACCTTTAAAAGCATCTTGTCTGACCAACCTACTCTTATTGAACATCCCATGAATTATATAGATGGGTGAGGTAATAAAGTCCATGAACCTGAACAAAAGAACAAGTCCATAAAGGATAATAAAAAACCAAACTAAGATCATCATTAATTAGATAAAGGTGCTTTGATGGTTGGGTGTGATTGATAATCTTCCAATTTGTAAACTAACTCAACAGGATCTAAACTACTGTGTTCTAAAGTTAATTTAGGTAGTTGAAATGGTTCTCTATTAATTTGTTCTTTAGCTTGTTCAATATGGTTAGAATACAAGTGAACATCGCCTAAATTACCAATCAACTCATCAGGTACCATATTCACTTCTTTAGCGATTATTTCAAGTAATAATCCGTAAGAAGCAATGTTGAATGGTAAACCTAAAAATGTATCTACTGAACGTTGATTCCACATTAAAGAGATTGCTCGTTTAGGATATCCATTATCTTGATTCCACATTAAAGAGATTGCTCGTTTAGGATATCCATTATCGTCTAACCATTTACCATATGAATCTACTCTGTCAATACTATCGACTTTAAACAAATCCAATCTTTCTTTCTCACTCAACTCTCTTGTATAAACTTGAAATCCATAGTGACAAGGTGGAAGTACCATTGAATCTAATTCTCCAACATTCCAAGCATTAACCATTAATCGTCTTGAATCTGGGTTTGTTTTAAGGTCACGGATTAGGTTTGCGATTTGGTCTATCTGTGTTATCTTAAATGAACCAACTCTTTGTTGATATGTATGTGGGTTTGGTTCGTATGGCCAAGTAACATTTTCTGTTTTTACTATATTTTTAGGTTCGTTTATTTCCCACCTTCTCCATTGCTTACCATAAATTGGACCAAGTTCACCAAATCGTTTAGCAAATTCTGTGTTGTTTTTGATTTCATTTATAAACCATTCTTGAGATGGTATATCTTCATAACCAAGAAATGACTTTGTATAATTTTTATAAGCATCTCCTGTCCAAATATTGCAATCGTTTTCTAATAGATACTCTATTGATGTATCACCTCTTAAAAACCATAACAACTCAGTTACCATAGTTTTGAATGCCATCTTCTTGGTTGTGAGAAGTGGAAATCCATCATTCATCTTATGACGGATCTGTCTACCAAAAACTGAGATGGTTCCTGTACCTGTACGGTCTTTTTTATCTACTCCATTATCAAGAATGTCTTGAAGGAGTGCTTGATATTGTTTATCTAAATTATTCATATTATTCAATTATTGTTTCCATATCATGAGGTACTACCCACCTATTACAGTCCTGAGGTAAACGATGAATATGTTTGTAGTTGTTAATAAATCCCATCATGTTATCACCACCAACAGCATTGGCTGAATGGATCATTACCTGTACTACAGGTTCTCCATTCAACCATTGTTCAACCAACCATTTGGCACAATCCATTCCTGTTTTATCGGTAATGTTATTATAATCTAAAGTGTAGTTGTGATAAACACTATTATGCCATTCTTTCATAGCCGATTCATCCAAATCATGATCTAAAGATATCAAACTGATGTTCCGTAAACCAATCAAAGTTACAGCCTTTACAAACTCATCATAGTTTCTAACAACGACCCAATCACCCGTTTCTGGTTTCGGTGTTCTGATGTCGTCTAAGTAGATTCTTTTCATTCTAAATCTATATTATACTGATCCAATAGTTGGTAAAGTCTTTCTCTACTAAGTTCATACGCATCCATCTTATCCTGACTCGTGGAATCGGATGTATATTTTGTTTTACTCCTCAACCATTCATCCATTTCCCGTAAAACAGTATTCATTGAATTACTGTTGATCGCCATTCGGAACTTACGATCATCTTCTGGTAAATCAAATTTCAGAGTTGCTTTCATATTTTGTTTTTTATTTATTTAAAGTATTATTTATTTCTTGAATTGATTTGTTGATAGATTCTTTACGAAAATTTAGATAATCTACTTCACTCATACCCTTTTCAACCACACCCAACTCATAAGCATCGAGAAATAAATCATGCAATATTTCATATAAACTACAATTAACTTCAGACATATTTAATTTTTTTTAGTTTTATTATAGATAATCGTTTTCAATGTTTTATCTCTTGGAACATCACGAGACAAAACATCATCAATAAATTTTTGAGCATCTTCCAACAACATAAACGTTGTTTTAAATTCAAAAAATTTACCTCTGATTATTTTTTGAGATTTGATGTCTTTCCAATAAGAAAACCCCAAAATATTTTTTCTCTTTTGGATTGTGTAATACTTACTGTCCATCACACCTTTATCGTTAAAATTCTCGTGGAGTAAAATCCTATATCTTTCTGAGTTCTTATTCATCTTAATCACTAGTTAGTTCTTCAGGTATAGTATTGAGTGTAAAATCTTTGATCCTACATTCATACTTCCCACCTCTATTCATTTCTTCGATATCGATTGATTTTTTAGCATCCTCAAAATTATCATATACCCCGACCACATAAGAGTGTTGGTTTCCCTGATATACGTTGTGAGCAGTTACAACATAAATTTTCATTTCTCGTCGGTAGTAAAGGTTTCGTTGTAGTAGTCCTCTGCAGTAGGAAGTCCCCATACCGCAAATCCGGCATAGGCATCGTAAGCACCCATAATCTGCTCCTTTTCCATCTCAAGCAGTTGCAAATCTTCAATCAGATTTAAAATAGACAGATTTGAGATTGGAGATTTGCTTATCTCATCAATCAAGGTTTGCATTGCGGTTCTTTGTTTCATTTTTCTTCGTCGTTAAAGGTTCCATTAAATTCATTCGGAAAATCACTATAGGATAATACAGGTTTGTCAAGACATTCTTTCATTCGTTCCAAAACCCAACTCAGACTTTCCAAACTATCTCCACCAACACTAATTCCCTCTTTGGTAAACCCATCAGGTTTTCCTTCATTGTCATAATACACTTCGTGGATCTGAAAGTAAATTCCATCTCCTTCTCTTTGGGCCAATACCCTATGATTCCAAGTGCTCATATTTATAAGTTTTATTTTTTCGAGTTTTTGAAAATGCGACTATACTCATGATCGACGAGATATTTTTCCTTCAAGATAAAATCATACCAATCAATAACATATTTTTTATTTCCATTGTATGTTGTGTTGGTAATCGGGAATTTAACTCGGCATTGAGCCAGTCTTTCCATCTTGGATTTGGTCTTGTCGGTCCTGAGTTCATAATAAAGCCAAGCTTCCCAATATGTATCCATATTATCAGGAACAAAGGACAATGCGAGCTGCCATTTCCAAAATACAAACGAGATCATCGGATTCCATTCAAACCTGAAATCGTCCTTATCCCATTTGGTTTTCCATCCAAGATCAACAAAGTCAAAACCGAACCGTTTTCTCGGAAGAGAATACGGCACACCGACAGCGACCTTACCAAAATACCATTTGATCTTCGGTCGAACAAATGGTGAATTGTATACCGATAAAAATCTGAAGTGATTCATTCTACGTCCAAAATACAATAAAGTGAGTTGATAAGTTTCTTCAGTTCTTTCTTGTGACAAACGGTAAAGTCACCGTGATCAAAGATTTCAACAATCCAACCATCAGTTTTTGCCATATCATCCGTGTTAGTAATCAAAGAAAGACTTCCAATATCCAAAGTGTAATAGTAAAAGTCAGGAACCCCGTCAACAGTGTCATGACTTTCCTCCTTCTGAAATCCGAATTTCTTGAGTGTTTTTTCTGTGATAGTTTTCATAACCACAAAGATATGAAACCTCATTCATAAAAACAAACCTCAACCCCACTTTCTTCAAACATCACCCGTGATCTTGCAGCGTGAGCATCCCAATGTTCACGGTTACGGGTGGTGTCTTCCTTCTTCACAAATATTCTTTTAATTCCTGCATTAATAATTCCCCTACAACAGTCTGAACACGGCACACCACAAGTAAGATACATCGTACAATCTTTCGTAGACACACCAATACGAGCGGCATTCAATATTGCATTCATTTCCGCATGAACCACCCAATAATATTTTTCGGGTCTTTCTTGTCGTTCTTGAATATCATCATTAATACCACGAGGAAATGAGTTGTACCCCGTCGATACAATCTCATTATCCTCGCCAACTATGACCGCACCTATCTGTGTGCGTTGGTCTTTTGATTTTAATTTAACTGTCTCCGCAATTTGGAGAAAATAGTGTGTCCATTCCATTTTAAAAATATTCGTCCGCAACCCAATCCGCAAGATCATCCAATTCCTGATCCAACAACATCGTGTAAACGAAATCAGGATCCGACATTTCGATCATCATTTTAACTTGTGCTTTTGTCATGAGTGAAAAGGATTTATAGGACAAATATAAAGCGAAGTTTTGATATTTCCAAAAACAAAAAAGGACCCGAAGGTCCTTCGATGTGTTCCATCCGATCGGATTGAGGTACATCACCCCTGAACCTAATCGCCAGGTTCTTGACGTTGAGATTGTACGGATTAACTCAATATCCGATGATCATCTTTTATAATCTCGTCCCAGTACAGACAATCAAACTCCTGGCGACCAGTCAACCATCGTTAACAGTACAAATATAAGGCGTTTTTCTTAAACTTCCAAGAAAAATCTTGGATTAAAATTTCTTTCCAAAGTTCTTGGTGTTACACCCTCCTCATCAAAAATTGTTATCAATACAATAATGAATCCCTCCTTTCTATCAAACTTCTCAATCTGCATGATCACCATCACGTCCTTATTTTCAAACTTCTTTACAACTCCAAATCTGATTTTTTTTGGGTCGTACTCGTCAATCTCTCTATAGTGTTTGTTCATCCTATAGTACTGAGTATAAAGCTTGAACACGGTACTCTTACATATATCTATTAACAATGACATATCTTTTAATCTAACCGTTCCAAAATCTTTTCTGATCTCATATAAGTGTGGACTATCGTAAAATATAAAATCCTTACCTTTAAGCTTTGTTTCATATATAACTGAAGCACCAGGATGAATATATTCCTTGATCAATCTTTTTAAGATATCTAAAATTTTCATGTTGATAAATATTAAATAAACTATATTTTATAAATATGAAGAAGTCTATTATAAAAATCTTGGATGAAAAGTTTAATGTTTTCGTTGAAAGACAGGATCAACGATATTGTGTGTTTTTTGAAGAGTTGGAATTACCCAACCTTTCTATGGTTTGGTTTGATAGAGCTAAGAAGTCTTTCACCAGTAAACCTATCGGTTTATCCGAATACACAATCGTGGATTCAGATACAGTTCACATGATCGATTATCTCAACAAAAAAATGAAACTAAATGAAAATGACCTCCCCAAAGTAAGGAAGGTCATTATGGAATATAGTCACGAGAAGATTAGAAGACACTTCATGTGATCGATTTATACTCAGTTTAGTGTTGACCAAATGTCGATCAGGCTTTCAACGATTGCCGTGTCATCTGATTGTGTGAAGATGAACTCGAACTCTTCGGGTGTTTCCTGATCGATGAGTCGTTCGATCTCGGACATATTTACCCACCGACTAGCATATTTAATATAAACCTGACTGAGTTCAATCGGGTTTTCCAAGGCAGACCACTTCATCGGGTTTTGAACTGCAAGCATCTCAGCGATTGTCATCATGGGTGTGTTTTTTGATACCACAAAGATAGGCAAAAAAATGAGGAAACCAAAAGGTCTCCTCAATTAATTTTTCCGAATGGTCAAAAATTATTCGGGTGTCGCAGCTGGAAGTGTCTCCAACGTGTCCAAGAGCTCTTCAACGTTCTCAATACCTGTGGTGTCCAAAGTTACAGAGTCAACGACGAGTGAATCCCCGTGGCATTTCGCCGCACATTCGGGTGAACAATCGCAAGTTGTTTCGGTTCCACATGATACAAGTCCAAGAATCGCAGCCATCAAAAGAAGGTTTTTCATTTTTTTTTACTTGTTTTTTTTTGGTTTATTACAACTAATAATTATATAGGTTTTATTGATTGTTTAATTTGGTTTCTAAGTTTTTTATATGGTGATCCAAATACCATTTTGCCT